TACAACAAAACTCGGTGCGTCAATTTGCATAAAAATAACGCGTGAATCTTTAAAAAACTCACGCGTCAATTTTAATCAATTTTATTATACACGCATAATTTCCACAACATTCAGTTTTGGATATTTTGCGTCACTCGGTGCAAGGTTTGTTGGATTGTATGTTCCGTTTGGATTCTCTGCTACTGCAATGATATTATTTGGTTTAATTGAAAAAGTATTTCCGTTAACACCTAGCACAATAACATATCTGTACCACACGCCGTTCATTCTCGTCATAAAAGATAACTGCTGTGTATATGCTTCTTCATATAAACGGAATGTAAATGGGAAACGTGAACCGTCTATTGCAAACACAACGTGCATTAAATTGTGTTCAAATGCTAGTGTTTTTATTTTGTCCGTATTTACCATCGTGAGAAACGTGTCAATCGTCATCGTCTGCGATTCGCAAACTTTTAAACAGGATGTATCGCCCCAACCGCCCTCATATATTATAGTTGATATATTTCCACACGGTCGTTTGTTAAATATGCTGTTCTCCACAAGTTTAGCAAACTCTGGCAAATTCGCTCCACTGTAAACTGTTTCGGGAGCACTTATTTTACTTGCTTTTTCTCCTAACATAAATGCAACTTTATAGGCTGTTGCCTTTTTAGCTGTAATATTGCACCCATGCAATGTTAATTTAGCATTAGACACAATACAATAATAATTACTTGGTGTGGAAAAACCGTTTATCGTACAGTTTTCAAGTGTAACACTTGACTGATTAATGTTAATAGGCAATGTGACATTTCCGCTTAATACAGGATTCAATATTACATCTCTAATATCAACACTGTTTGACCTCTCAACATGGATACCATTTATTGTTGCACCGGTTGTGCCCAAAATTCTGACAGGTGTTTCCAAACCGTTCATATAACACACGCCATAATCCCCTGCGGTTAAAAGCTGTATTGTGACGGAATTATTATTCCGGCATAACGCACAGTTTATTGCTTCCTGTAAATATCTAAACGGAGCATTTTTAGTACCTGTCGGAGAATTAGTTGTAGCAGTTGCGTCAACATACAAGTACATAGCGGCTGTCGGTGTAGACGTAATACTACGGAATAAATCTGCTGTTATAGTATTTTCGTTTAAATCACATTCATAAAAAGTAGTACCCTCTTTGTAGCCGTTTCCTAAATTGTGATTCGTTACAAATATAAACTTGCTGTCTGTTATAAAATCTCCGCTTTCAATTTCCATAACAGGGTTTCCCTCGTTCGCAACTTTTGGTAAATTGTAGTATCGTATAATTTCGTTTGTGTCATAATCGTAAAATATGATTGTATTCGGATTCCAGTATATGTTGCCAATTAATCCGTCAATGCACATAATACCCTGTCTATATGTTTCTTCGTGAGATATTCTGTCCGTTAAAATACTCGGTTCGTTTAATACCTTTGATGATATGAGATTGTAATTACTCGGATTCATCTTATAAACTGTATCTCCTAATCTACCATACAGAACATTACTTTTCTTATCATAACTAATTGCTGTAAATGTGTAATTCGTTGCGACAGTATCAACAATCGCAAGTGTGTTTGGATTTATTCTCTTTAAGCCTTTTGAATAACTCAACGCAACTTCCACATATCCACTAACAGGATTGTATGTTGCGTCATTTGCGTGGCCTAGTCCTGTTAATCCACTTTTGCTGTTCAAAATACTGCCTGTTTTGTAATTGTATTTCCACAATGTGGCATAAGTAGAATTGACATCAGTGGTAATGCAAATCGCTGTACTGTCATCAATTATCGCACAACCCTGTTGTATTGCCTGTTCTGTATCGGACTTATACGTATAATCACGGTAAAATCTGCAAAGATAATGAATGTCTAAGTCATTTGATTTAAAGCCTGTTTTCTTTTCAAAAAACGGTAATTTTTCTTTAATAGCATTAATTTCATTTGTTGCATTTTCGTCTTTAATTTTGACGTTTTTTCCTAAGACATCAAAATTTGTTACAAAATTTTCGCTCATAATTAAATTCCTTTCGTTACTTTTATTTGTGTTTTAGTTTCGTCATAACTAATAACAGGTATGTCTGCCTTTGCCGATTTCAAATCATTTCTAGCTGTACTATCTTTTACATTGTAGGTTGTACCATACAAATCTATTTTATCGAAATCACTCATTTTTAATCACTCCTTTTGCAAATACTATTGTTTCGGTGTTTTCGTCATAAATTGCATTAATCATTATGTTGTCAAATCTGTTATCAACATAATTAATTAATGTCTGTTCAAGACTTCCATTCGCCCAATTAATAACCTCATTGAGTTTGTTTGTTAATTTACACAAAAACTCGTAATAACTTAAACTCTCATCATATGTTAGCGGTAATACTTTCTGACAAGAAGCATTATTCATATAACCTATGTTATTATTTCCGTACATTTTGTTATCTCCTTTACCATAAATACATAAACAACTCTTCCAACTCATCAATAACAAGCATATCAATATTAATAAAAGTTTCTCGTAACTTCATTAGCAATTCACTTGGGCTTGATGAACTAAATCCTGTTACATTTTCCAAATAATCATCCGTGTTATTTCTTTTTCCGCTGTCATTGCTACTTTCGTTTACATTTGTATTTCGTGTATAATCTGTTTTTCCTGTTGTTTTTCCTGTAACAGTTCCGTCCTGTGTATTGTCTATCGTAGAATCATCTGTGTTTTTTCTTGCGTTTGTTAAGTAGGTTTCATTCTCAACGCCTGTTAATCCGCCTTGTGGTGTGTCGCTGTATAAATCCCACTTATTTCCTTTTGTTTTTTCTGTGCTTTTATTGTGTGTAGTATCGGTTGAATCTGATAATGTATTTGTTGTGTCTGTGCCTGTTGTTTTAGTATTTTTATTTCTGTTATCTGTTGATGTACTGTCTATCTTTCTGTTACTTTTTGTTGTAATATTTGTAGTCTGTAACGGATTATATTCCAATAATGCGCTTTCATAATACTGATTGTATAATGGCATTATCTCTTGTAATTTAGTTTGTAATTTTAACTTCCATAGTGCGACAGTTTCAAGCCCTATCTCACGTGTATAAAAATGTTTAATGATTTTTGATTCAAGAACATTTCTATAATTTTCATCAAAAATTGGGAAATCAAAATCAAATATTTTCGGTAATGCTTTCTGAATTACATCATTTATACTTGGATAATTTAAGGAAGTATTACCGCCGAAATATTCCTCGCATATATACCTAACTTCTGTTGTGTATTTACTCATCAGTTATTACCTCGCTTTCCGCTAATAAATCGGGATCGTAATCGTCACGGAAATCGACATCAATATTAAGTCCAAACATTTTATTAATTTCCTCGCAAGCCTGTTTTCTTGCGTTAAGTCTGCTGTATCTACTAGCGATTGTACCACCATGTGACCTTAACACCTCATCTGAAATTAATCTCTCTTTTTTCTGAAAAGATGTATTTGAAATTCCTAAATATGTCAATGCTTCATTCCAAATCTGTGTTTTTAAAACATAGATTTTATCGCATACATAAGGAGAACCTGTTGTTAATACTTTAAATGAATCGGGGCGGATTGCTTTCGTACCGTATATTACAGGCATATTTCCGTCATATTCTTTATAGATGTTTTTAAAACTCAATCTTTCGTTTTCGTCACACGTTATAAGAATCGGTGTTTTTTGTGCGTTTGCGTTTACATCAATAATTCTGTCAAGATTATATAATCTCTGTGCAAAATTTAAAACATCTAATACAGAATTTGTATGTATTAAATTGTTGTAGATAATCACACTATCTTTATTAGTTAGATTTTTGGTGTAACCGTTTACTGCATATGCTTTTCTGTCAATCGGTATTCGATAGATGTTAAGTCTACCACCAATCATACACTGTAAAGCACAATAACTTTCTGCGTCATTATCATAGAAGAAAACCGCCTGTCCGTCATTGAATAATGCAAGTTCCAAAAATCGAGAATCCACACCCTCGGGCAAATTCTTCCACTCGAACATTGATATGGATAATTCCATTAATCGGTTAAAATACTGAATGTACGTTGTGTCATTTATTTGTAAAGATTCTCCGAAAGCTGTTTTCGGTACTTTTTTACATTTTCTCATTTAAAATCACTCTCCTGTCGTGTTAGAATTGTCAAGTCCGTAATTGCCAACCTCACTAGCATTTTTCCAAAATGTAATGCCATTGTCGAATATTTTGCAAATTTTACTAATTGCACTTGACGGACAACTGCCTGTTGCTGTCAATCCCTGTGTTTGAATAAACGTCCAGTGCGGTCTGTTGTCTATCTGCGGTACAGATATTAAGTTTATTGCATATCCAAATCTATCAAAATAATCATCAATCTGTCGTGTCATTTCTGTGTTAGTATGCACACGACATCCGTATAACATTGAATATCCACTAGCACGATTGATATTCCCATGTGAAAAACTACCATTTACGGTATCTGATGTTAGTACACTTGCCGTATACATATTACCCAAAATGTCAATTCCTAAATTTGTTAAGTCTCGCTGTGTGCTTATGTCATTTTGCTCTTGATGTAAACCGCTAGTAATCATTCCTCTAACTTTAGAACCTGTTGACATTCTTGTAGTCAAACCACTAATTTTACTACTTGTCACACCTGTGGTATAATTTGCGCCAATTTTTCCTAGACCTTGGAATAATTGTAGCGGTAATTCTGACTGTGCATATTTGCGCCAACTGTCATTTGCAAAACTACATACAGGAAAATTATCTACAATCAACTGTTCATTAAATAACGGTTGTGTTTTTTCAAACGGTGTAACGGTATCTTTTGTACCTTTGTATCCGTCAGGATAAATTACACACGCAATAGGTTGTGTGATAACACTGCAACATCTTATACGTGGTGTGAGTGCTTTAAAAAATTCATACCGCAAATTAAGTGTTTTTCCGTCGGCTGTAACTATCTGAAAAAAATTAAATGGATAAGTATATAGCTTATTATTTTTCGGCTTATAAGTACCGTTCATTTCTTCGCCTGTTAGTTTAAAATCGTCTAATGTTTCGTCAATATTAGTACCGTTTGTGTCAAAAGTAGGATATGACAATTCCAATCCACCCACTGGTATATCTTCGTTAATAGAAAATTTTGGTAACATATAGATTGATAATATGCTATTTTCCTTTGCATAATATTTATCAATAAATGTATTTACACTTTCTATATCGTCATCATTAAATACCTTAATTTTACTTCCACTATATATTTTATCATATTTACCACCAAAATGTTGTGTTCCGTCTACGTCAACGTAATTTACTGCGATAGCCATATCACGCATATAAAGTGATGTTATCTCTTTATAATCACTGAAATTGTATTCTCCTATTGCAATGTTTTCAGGTGTGATATTTCCACCGATTCTGTCATCTCTAACGTGATTCCTCTTAATGAAACATCTGTTTAATTTGCAGTCAAGTAAAAATGTCTGTATATAGTCAATCTCATATGTGACCTCAATCGTTACATTATTGACATACTCAACATCTGTGATAAAACAATAAAACCACTTTGACATAAAACTAGCATTTTGAAAAGCCATATAGTTACACTGAAATATGCTAGATATATTTCCCTGTATTCGTATTGAATTTCGTGACTGTCTTGTGTATGACTGCCGTTCTAACACCTGTACGACAGTTGCCGTTCCGTGAAAATAATTATTCTGTGCGGTTCTATTTGCAAAAAATAAGGTGTTAATGTACTCACTATCGCAAGGAACATTTTTATATAATTTTATTGTCGTATTCGGTTCAATATACATCAGCATTATCTCCTTATTTTACAGGGCGATTTTCTCGCCCCGCAAATATTTTAGGCAACTGCAATCGTTGCTGTTCCTGTTTTAGTATTGTCATAAACACTTGTAGCTGTAACAGTAATTTTAGTACCTTTGGCAACACTATCTCCAATTGTGACAAAACCTGTCTTGGAAACTGTAACATTGTCTGTATCTACACTCCAATTCACCGCTTGTGACGCAAAATTTGTTGTATCAACCTTGACTGTCAACTGAATTGAGTGACCCTGTGACACGGTTGCAGTTGACGGTGTAACCGTAACTGCTGTAACTGTCGGTTTGGATGGAATGAACATTATGTTATTTGCAAATGGGGAAATACTAAATGTTTTCCAATTATGATAAAAATAGTTCCAATACAATCCCTGTCCGTTGTACTGCTCTGTGAACTGTTCCATATTGTCGAATATCATAAAGAAATCTCTGTCAACAAGTACGCACGGAATCTCGTTAAGTGCATTTAAAACGTCTGCGCTAATTTCAGTATATGTTGGGTCGTTTGCAAAAAGGATATTAAGTCGGTCAATATCCAATTCTCCGAATCCGTCAATCAACACCCTGTGACCCATAAACTCCGCTTTTGACATATTGAAAGCACTTGCCAAAACTTCAACGTCCATTTCTGCGTCAAAGTCTGAATTAATAATGAGATACTGTTCGTCCTTTTTTGACAGTGTTCTGACCCTTGCAATATTATATTTATCACTCATAAATTCAAGGTTGTTAGAAATACCTTTTATCTTGCTAGTGATTTTTTTCATATTCTCGGCTGATACTGTCGGAGTTGTATATGGGTACGACATACCGTTTATAATATGCTTTGCAAGCATATATTTTGTAACAAGAAATTCATCATATGCCGCAGCTGTGTAAATACTATCTACAATCTTAGCGATAAGGTCTGTAACACCCTCATATGACAGAAAAGCCTGTTTCAAGTCGTTCTCCTGTATAGTTACCTTATAAAAATGCTGATAGTTCATAACGTGAAAAGCACTTCTGACATCAGGAATTTCTCGCTTGAATACTTCACTCTCTGCTGTCTGTGGGTCATATTCAAAAGGTTTTGCAATATTTACGAAAATTTCCTCGATTGATTCTCCAAACTCCACGAATCCTTTTTTGAACATTGCAAGCGGATTTTCGTACATCTTAGATGTTACAATCACACGTGCGATTCTGTTTACCAGTGCTGATAAAAACTCGTTCTGTAAATTCGGATAGTCCATTATGACTGCGCCAATTTCTTTAATACTTTCTGCGTCTTTTGTTGCAATCGGAACATAATTCTGATAATTGATTGACGCAGAATTTCTGATAGCATTGAGAATCTGTTCAGTTGAATTTGTTAATGCTTTTGTTTTAGGTTTTACAGGCATTTTAAATTACCTCGCTTTCTTATTATTCAAAAATGTCGTTGAATGTTATTTCTGTTTCGTCTTTTTCTTTCTCTTTTTCTTTCTCTTTTTCTTTCTCTTTTTCTTTTTCAATCTCGGTATCGTCATTGAAAAATCTCTCTTTATATTTCTTTTTCCACTCTTCGTCTAACTCGTCATACTTTGCTTTCCAATCTTCCTTTGTCTTTTCGTCGTAGTCATTAATGGTATCTGTAATATCTTCAAGTAATTCAATAACGTTATCGTCTGTACTCTCGCCAATTATTGACTTAACACTTTGCAAAATCTCGTCTTTTGTCTTGACTGCCATTACATCATCACTCCTTTTTTGGTATAATTAATTTTTCGCCTACATAAATAACACTTGAATTTAAGTTATTAGCTTTCATTATCCTGTTATATTCTCTGCCACTTCCGTAGAATCTTTTGGCTATTCCCCACAGGGTATCGCCTTTGACAACTGTATACAATTTCTGTTCTGACTTTTTATAATTGTTTAACCCTAGTTCTTTGATTCTACTTTCATAGTCCATATAACAATAATTTTGGTCGACTGTGATACCGTTAATTTTCGTTGAACGTATAGAATTTTTACTACCACCGAATTGCCATATCTGCGTTGAGCCGCCCTGTGTCAAAATAGGTTTTTGCGTCACTTGCCAACTTGCAACCCAGTGTGAGTATCGTTTTAATTCTGAATCGAAAACTTCTGATTCAAAATGACTGTGTGATGTATAAATTCCTACCCAATATCCACGACTTTCTACATATGACAAAACGTATTTAATTACATCGGTTAATTCTCTTTTACTTAACTTGAGCATATCGCCCTCAACGTCATAAAATACAGGGTATTCAAATTGTTTATTTTGCATTAAATCACACCAATATTTTGCTTCTGCAATCGCTGTTTTTTTATCGAGTGCGTGACCAAAGAAGTAGCACCCAACAGGTAAGTCAATAGCTTTACATTTGTTATAATTAGAATTAAATTCTGAATCTTTATAACAGATATTATCTCCACCACCTATTTTTAATATCACAAATTCGATATTGTTTTCTTTTTTAGCTTTTGCAAAATCAAAATTGCCTTGCCATTTTGAAACATCAATTCCAAATTTCATAATTAAATCACTACTCCTTTTCTTTTTCGTCTAACTTCGTTGTGTAGATTTTAAGCTGTTCCGATAAATTCGTAACTGCGTCTGTTAGTGTCTTAAATTCGTTAGAAAAAAATCTGAACATAAAAACGCACATCACAATCGGAAATCCTAAGTTCGCTAGATACGTAGCAACCAATGATAACATATCGTTCATCTCGTCAACCTCGCTTTCTCTTAAATTCATATTCATTATATCACATTGATTTAATTTGTCAATAAATTTCGTCAAAAATATTGACATTTTTTAATTAAGGGTATATAATAAGGAAGAAATCGAAAAAAGGAAGTGAGAATATGTACTATGACGGTACAAAATTATTATCGTTAAAAGATATTAATGGTAATAAACCGGAAATTTATATTTCAACAACTAATAGAACAGGCGGAAAAACTACATACTTTAACCGTTTAGCTGTCAACCGATTTAAAAAGAATAAATCAAAATTTATGACTATATACAGATTTAATTACGAATTAGATGATGTGGCGGAAAAATTCTTTAATGACATAAAAGGATTATTTTTTCCCAATGACACGTTTACAAGCAAAAGAAAAGCAAACGGCATTTATCACGAATTATATCTAAATGATGAAAAATGTGGATATGCTGTGACTTTAAATTCTGCGGACGCATTGAAAAAATACAGTCATATCTTTAATGACGTAAAATTAATGATAATGGACGAGTTTCAAAGTGAAACAAATCATTATTGTGATAAAGAAGTACAAAAATTACAGTCAATACACACTTCCGTAGCACGTGGAAACAATAAGCAAGTGCGATATGTTCCTGTTATATTAATCGGAAATCCTGTATCACTTCTTAACCCTTATTATGTTGCGCTCGGAATATCCGAAAGACTGCAAAAGAATACGAAATTTTTAAAGGGAAACGGATTCGTTGTAGAACAAGGATATAATGATAGCGCAAGTAAAGCGCAAAAAGAAAGTGCATTTAATAAAGCATTTTCAAATTCTACTTATAACTCATACAATGAACAAGGTGTATACTTGAACGATAATATGACGTTTATCGAAACTCCAACAGGACGCTCAAAATATGTCTGCACTGTTTCATACAAAAACAAAAACTATGCAATCAAGGAATATCAGAACTCGGGTATTGTTTATTGTGATGATAAAGCGGATAGCACATATCCGTTAAGACTTGCACTGACTACAGATGATATGAAAATCAACTATGTGATGTTAAAATCCAATGATTTTTTAGTTGCAAATTTGCGCTATTATTTTGAACACGGTTGTTTTAGATTTAAGAATCTACAATGTAAAGAGTGTATTTTAAAATTAGTTAGTTACTAAGGTATCTGCACTTGTTTTGATGAATGTACAACAGGGTCACACGGTATAAACTCCGCCTGTTGTATATCCGACTTTGTGAATCGGCTTTCGTTATTCAAGTGTTAAAGATATATTAAAGGTAGTACATTTTTGTACTACCTTTTTTTTCTGCCTGTTCGGTTAGTAATGCCAACTGAATTACCTTCATTTCTGCTGATAAACATATGTCCGTTTCCTTAACGGTTCGTAAAAACGGACATTCTATGCAATTCATATTAACGCAATTAAAATTTGCAACCTCGGTTATAGCTTTCATTAATTTTTTAGATGTTTTCATATTAAATCTCCTTTTTTAAAAAATAGGACGCATAGTGTACATTTCATTTTCAAGAATTACACCGCCATTAATCCTGTGTGGCTTTAACTTTGACGGCACTTGCAATCCCTCTTTGAAATCTGTTATTTCTCTTTTTTCTTTTAAAAACTCCTGTTCTTCTTCTGTCTGTGGTATAATCTCGTGGGTTTCATTTTTGTTTATCTGAATTACTTTTTTTCCTGTCAAAGATGAAACAAATAAATCTTTTGGACGTTGCGGCATACCCGCACATTTTACGTTGTAATATGAGTTCTCAATCGGCTTTTGATTTTCTCCTGTAACGTGTTCAATATACGTTTTCGCACGGACAAAATATCCAATATCCCAACTGCTCTCTAGTTTCCAACAACAAAAATCATTATCATCTACTTTTATTTCTTTAAACTCGGCCGGCTGTAAATCACAATGAATACTATCAGTATCAGCGTATATGAAACCTCTTTTATTCACACCGTAGTAATTTTTCTGTGCGGCTCTAATTGTAAAATTTCTCGCATATGATGTTATCGCACTGCCTATTGCAATGTACCCTGTTTTTTTAGAGTTGTCGGGTACTACACCATAATGAATTATGCCTGTTTCGTCTGCTATTGCAATCTTATAATTTGATGCTGTTGAACTTGCTAACTTTCCGTAAAGATTGTTTAAAAACAGTTTCGCAATTGTACGTTTACCGCCTTTTGATTCCATTTTAATCTTCTTGTACTTGTTGATGTACTCATCAAATAATCCTATTGCTGTGCTAAAATAACATCCACTTATTATCTTTAAATCATACAGGTCATAGTGTTCTTTTAACAATTCAAAATCCGTCATTGTCAATGTCAATGTCACGTTTGTGTCGTGAATCTCATTGTCGGGCGTTCTATAATATCTGTTGTACTTTCCTGTTTTCCTGTCTTTAAAATCAGATGTTTCAAGTATTTCAGTTGACTTGTAAAGCAATGAATGTTTAATTTGCACAAAAGGTAACATATTCTTTTTAATTTTGAATCGAGTGCTAATTCGTACAAAATAATACATATTATTTTTCAATGCCTTTTCGGGGATATCTCCAATCCAAAAGGTAGGTTTCCCGACAGGATAACGGTTTCCACTCTCGCTAGACATCATTGACGGATAAAGACTGTTGACGTCTGCAGTTGTGCCGTTCTTCTTAATTTTATTTTCTTTACCTTTAACTAGATAACACCAACCACCGTGATATGATTTTCGTATATATTCGTCTGCTGTTTTCTCTTCATATTTATTGGGATTCAAATAAAATTCTGTCAAGTCAGGAAACAAGTTCTCATATTCTCCCAGTGGGTACATCTTCTTAAATTCTGACATACAACACGAACCTATCGTTAATTTGTTGTGACCCTCTGCAAAGAACAACTCGAGTGCTTCTTTGACAACTAGAACGTCATTTGCAATATATTCTCGCTCCTGTTGTGTTATCTCGCAACCGCTGTATCTATATCCCTCATATTCCATATCCAATTTTTGATGTTTTGTTTTAAATGCTTTACCAATTTCTTTGACTGACAGCGGTATCAATTTCAATGAATCTCTCAATTCGATTGTATGATTATTCACTTTAATAGTAATTGAATACCATTGTCCTAAATCCGAAATTACATATTCATATGAATTATTTTTCATTTTCTTTTGTTTAACCCAACAACCACTAAGGGAATTTTCACTGTCAAACTGATATGCTAACTTTAAATCGGTATGATTCATTATGTATGACAGCCAAAATTCTCCGTCAAATTTTAAGTTGTGATAATACACGATTAAATTACAGTCCATAGATTTTAGATACTCGAAAGTTTTTTCAATGCCTGTTAAAATTGTTACATCTTCTGAACCAATTTCAACTAAAGCACTCGCCCATACTTCCGTGTATGTCTGTCCCTTAAAAACTGTCGTTTCAAAATCGCCTACTAGAACTCTAGTAGAACTCTTCCTCGATTGCGTCATTTAATCGTGTTGAATAGAACGTATCTATCGTTCCATTTGCTGATAATAGGGCGAACAAATCAGTAAAGTGTGATACTAATAACGAACCCTCACTGTCTTGATAAATAATCATTATCTTTTCGGCGATTAAAGGCTCTTTATTACTATATTCTTCTGATAAATCTAATATATCTCCCTCTGCCATTCTGTCCTTAACTAATTGTATAGCCAATTCCCTGTATTGTGCAATCGGGTACGGTCGCAAACCTCTAACACCTTTTGTGCCTTTCATTAAGTAATCGGGAAAACCGCTTAACCTCAATAATATTTCATCTACTATTGAATATGACGGTGCTTTAAATTTCTTTCGTGTTTCTGCCGCTTTTTGCGCACGTTCGTGACGTTCTTCTTTCCGTCTTTCTTTACCTGTTAAAATCTCTCCTGTTTCGGTATCAATCCACCTAGCTTTTTTGTATAATGTATCGGGTGTTAATGCTTTTAATTTTTTTAATGTCTTTTTACTGATATTCCCTTTCTTTGTATATTCATTCTGTGGTATTTCAAAATCGTCAAAGATATAACCTCGTTTTTTCATACGTCTTATGTTTTGCTGTACTCTTTTTCTTTCTTTTCTGACCTCGTTAATTAATTGATTTTGCGTCATAAGAAAATCACCTCTCTTTTAGAGTAATACAAGGCGGTAATTATACCGTCCTGTGTTACTTGTAGTGTTTAATGTTTCACGTGAAACATTAAGCGATAATTTTAAGCTGATAGAATTTTCTGCCATTATTTGAAACAGATTCAATAACACGAACCGTCACAACACCTGTTTCACTGTCTGCGATACAATCCTGTAACATTTCAAGTGATTCTGCTACTGTGGCGGATATACAGGTATAAAGTTCATTGTCCTGTGCTTTAAGCACCGAAACTATAACAGGGTTTCCGTCCTTGTCGGTATCTTCATAACTGCCAACTGATACCACCTTAATTTCAAGTCCAGCCGAAATTGCATTGCTTGCGTTTCTTGCATTGAATAATTCGATTTTACTTAACATAATAAATTACCTCTCTTTTCTTAATCTTCTTTAACGTTTCTTGTTATCAATGGAAGTTCAACTGCATTTTCATAAAATGCCTGTTCCGTAATACCGTACCTGTGTGTTTCGGTCATTCTGTCTACAACCTGTACCGGTTTGATTGATTCATCGTTGATTGCAGTGCTAATCGCTGACATCAATGCCGATTCCTTTTTTGGAAGTTCTTTAAGAATGACAATTCGATTCTCGACTTCCGCTGATTCTGTGTTCACGCACATTACGTTTAACTTATTGACTGTTACTGTCCTCGTAACTGCGTATACTGTTTTGTTTTCTTTCATTGTTATTACCTCTGCTTTCTTTTTTCTACGGCTTATGCCGTGAATCCCTGTCGTGGAATCGAACCACGATTAATACCATACAGGGAAGTTTCAAGGGGGTTAAAACTTATGACAATTATTATAATATCACTCTACATTTATTTTGTCAATATAAATTTTACCATTTTTTATGATGATATTATACTTTTTTGAAAGCCAAATTAAAAACGATAACTCTAATTCAACTAAACCACCGCATAAGAATGTAATATCAACCATTATCAGACACCGCCAATCTATAACATACTTTAACGCACTCACTTGCTATTATAGATAAAATTACATCATCATTCATATAATGAAGATATGATAATATAAACCAATAACCAGACGTTACAACCGTTTCACCAATATTTTCAATACGGTCTTGCAATTCTTTGATTGCACTTTCAATATCACTTGTCGAATGATAAACAGTGTTAGCAATATTCATTGAATCCTGTACACCTGTTATAAATCCGATAGGATATTCTTTTGTATTAAAGAACATCTTTGCAAGTTCTTTTTCCTCTCTGAATAACGTCTCCTTAACGTCATGTGTGTTGATTAATATTTTTACCATTTTATACCTACTTTCTATCCGTATATGTCCGCTAATACAGACTATTTTATTAAATTTCTGAAATATAATTATGCTTCGGTGTGATAAGAATATTATACATTACACCATTATATAATATCTGTGCGCCTATTGTAAATATCATACAATTATATGAGTTTACAAAAACACCCTTTGCAAAGTTAAGGTAAAACGGTCTAAAAAAATCACACCATTCTTTCCATATTGCCTTTTTAATATCCGACGGTTTAGCATAACAATCATCAAGTGTACGGCACATATAATCGGAGCAAAAAGAAATACTGCCTTTTTTCACAACTTCAAACTCGACGTCATTAATTGTCATTCTTTTCATAATATATACTCACTTTCTTTCCGTCAAGCCGATAAAACAGCTATAAATTTTAATTGCTACTTAAATTAACATATGAATTTCTAAATGTTGATTCTTCCTCATTTTTAAATGTAACAACTAGATATTCATTGAATATGCGTCTGTTAATTCTCCAATTTCTGTCGCGCGTCTGCCTGTAACTAATTCAATTTTAATTACATTGCTATACTGTACTCTATATTGTACTTTTGCGCCTTCCTCATATTTAATTTTGTCGTAAAGATTAATAGTTATATTCATTTAAAAAACCTCTCTTTCTTAATTTCTATATTCATTATACACCTATCTACACAAATTACAATGATATATTTTAATCTCTTTTAATAAATTTATTGATTTATTTTAACATCTCATTCACTAATACGTCAATCCGATGTTCTAAATCCATTTTGCTAAATGAACCGTGAATCAGGTTTTCGTCAAAAGGTGTAATAACGTGATAATGTCCTAATACGTCCACATATGAAATATGCCTAATATGTCCGTCAACTGCAATTACCATTTTATAATTCGACAAAAAGTCCTGTATTATGTCAATTTTTGTGCATTTTTGCCATACAATATATGATACATTTTATATACAATATATGATACATGTGGGAATTGGCACAGTGGAATTTGTT